TATTGATTTGTTTGTATTCTTTGTAATATAAAACCCGCTTCCCTATTGTTTTCTTCCCACAAGTCGAGCAATCCGTCAAGTTGCGGGGGATACTGTCCTTTTTCACGAAGTCCAACCTCTAAAACACTAATTGCCTTTGCAAGACCATTAACGCCCCAATTTCCATATAGTCTATCTACATCGGCCATGAGACCAATAATTTTATTAATGCCGATTGATGGCGTAGCGGGTTTGCCCGTTGCTAATACTTCTTCGCCAAGTGCATTAACTAACCCGACAAATTCAAATGATAACTTAACTAATTTACCAAGCGATGCAAATATAAAAGATCCTAAACTTCGTTCTGCACCAACAACTGCATCTTCGCCAGCCGTACCTTCTGTGCCTTCATCGTCATCAAAACCACGTGGGGGATTATCTATTATAACTGAATACGCCATTGAATTAATATACTGCAATGCGATTTCAATAGTGGATTTTTGCATTTCTAAATTTGCCGTAATAGTGTTATACACATTTTTAATACTGTCAATTACACGACCAGACTTAATAGCACGTTGTTCTTCTGTCTCGAACCCTTTTTTAGCACGTTTCATTACACGCTTTTTAGCGTCGTTTTCCATCTGTAAAGAAGCAAACTGATATGACGGAATACTCATTATTATATATAGAGACATATAATAAAAATATTTGTAATTACGATTTTAGTACAATCCGTGTGCTTTTACGTACTTTGATGCATCAATCATTTTAAGGCCTTTTTCTTTCATGACTTGTTTAACAATTAATGCCCTTGCTTGTCGGCCATCAACCTTACCACCACATGCAATGACTTTCTTACTACCATTCTTACCACCCTTGACACCAGTATTTTTCTCGCTTAAAAGTCTATTTGCAACCACTCTTCCTACAGCACCCGAAACTTGAGGAGGAATACCAAACTCGGCACCGACTGCTTCAAATGCAACGGGGAGCAATTCACGGCCTAACTGAACGCCAACAGTTTTTGCAACGGGAGCAACTTTTTCCGTCATGAAGGGCACATATTTATCCGTGACGAAATGCCCTACTGCTTTATTACTTGATTTTAATGCATTCTTGAGGTTAAATTTTCCACCAGATCCAGAACCCCGCACAGTAGTAGCGGGATACGTATTAGAAGCACCAATAGCACCGCCAGAGTGGCCTTTTCCACGTAAATCGTCGTCGCTTAATATCATGGATACTTTACCGCCTCTGGGTTTGCGACCTTTACCTCGAGGCTTACGACCGTACCCCGTTGTTGGATGCCCGAAACTCTCGTAGTAGGAAGGAGGGGCGTAATTGTGAGAGACGGATTGATGCCCGAAACTGTCCGCATATGATGGAGGGGCACCCGTGTCGCCAGATATCGCACTTTTAATTGCTTCCTTCAACATTTCCTTTGCAAGTTTCACACCTTCTTCCTTTGCTACTTTTGCAAGAGGTTTAACAACTTCTTCGTAAGTAAATTTTGCGACGGGCTTAACAACCGAACCAACTTTCTTAAAAGTTTTAGCCACAGAAAACTTACCAGCGGATGGCGTCGCCATGGTTGCAACATGATTGTAAGGAGTATTTCGGTTATTAGAACCATACTTTAAATAACGTCCATCATCGAACCCACCGCCTACCATCATTCTATCGCTAAAGTGATCTGGTTGTATATTAGTTGCTACATACTGTGGGCGTAAATCTACCCATTCGTCCATTGCTCTTAATCTATCCACAACTGCACGATTTGCGGGGATGTCTAACGTAAGGTTATAAGGCATTATATATAATATATACAATATTAAAAATATATATTATTAATTCTTTTTACGATTATTCGGTTGATTGGGAGATAAATATTAGAAACCGACTTGTTGCATTCGTAATATTATTAACAAGAATGTCTAAAGTTCCAGCAACTGCGTCGTAATTCTGGAACCCGCAAAGTTGAATATCTGGGCTTTGAAATCCCGTTGTAATCATGGAGACTTGTACGATGGGGACATCGATATTGTAAATAGCGGGGTTAGGAATTCCCGATACTGGAACAACTTTTGTATTAAACGATATTGGAATTGCACTTGTGTCCCACTGATAAACGTAAAACGGCGGTTGAGATGGGAGTGGATATTTGTACTGATTTGCGAGTAAATCTTTGACCGACATTTATATAAAGAACAATATATTTAAAATTGCTAAAAATACAAAACAGTACAAACAACATTAGGACGATTGTCCGCAACAAGTCCGTCCCACTCAAAGTACCAACTTAATTCGCCCGTAGAAACTGAATAGTCAATGTCAGCAAGTTTAATAAAAATTGGGTCGGGTTGAACGCTTACGGTTGTCTGGGCTATACACTGACAATTATAATAAACAATATTTGCAGTTGGAGGAATACCCATTTGTTGGATCACTTGCAATTCACCCGACACAGATAGAAGAGTAGAACTATTTACAATCGTTTTATTCAGTAGAGTTGAGACTTCACTACCAGTAGGGATAAAGTACGGCCAAAAAGGGCTTATTGGGTCGCAGTCTTGTAAATCCTTGAGAGACATTATATAAAGAACATGATATTTAAAATAATGCCTAAAGGGCGATAATGTGCCCGTGATCGCCACCAAAGTAAATACGTTTATTTAAGCCAATCGAACATGGAGACGAAAACCCACCCGCTAATACTTGGAACGCCCAATTAACTACAAATGTTGTATCATTATCCGTAACGCAAACAGCAAGGGCGTAGTCGCCCGTAGTGTAGAGGGTTCCATCCAATCCAATCGTGATTGGAGTTAATGCACTGGGAGCAAGGGCGGGATTAATTGCGTATAGCCATTTTATAGTTCCAGATGCACCATTATCAACAACAGCCGTAATTTGATTGTTGCTTACTAAATAAAGTCGCCCATTGCTTCCAATAGAAATACTACGTTGCGGGATTAGTCCTAAAACCAACACCCATTTTAGGGTTGATGTCGTGCCGTTGTCTTGAACTGCATACAAGTTTGAACCCGAAAAAACGTATATAATTCCATTAGCACCTACAGATGGGGGAGGCATTCCATTACCTACAACACGAGACCACAATACAACGCCAGTTGTACTAATAGCGTATAAAGTGTTTCCTATAGTAGCGTACAAAACAGTCCCAGTAGCATTTAATGCTAATTTTGCAACTGTAGCAACTAATAATTTAGACCACAGCACAACACCATCACCGCTTACAGCGTAAATGTACCCATTTAAACCAGAAACGTAAATAGTGGCTTCGCCAGATAGTGCGTTGTAAAAAACAAGAGGAGGAAGTGGAAAAGTTAATGGCGTTAAATTTGCAGTCCAGAGCGTGGATGGAGTAGCCGTATTAATGTCTTGAACTGCACGTATTTCGTTTGTTCCAACCGCAAACATTGTGTTATCACGTCCTAAAGTAGGAGACACTAAATTAGTATATCCCGTCTGTTGCGTCCAAAGAGGCGTCGCAGTTGCACCATTATCCGTTAGACAGATTAGCGCCCCGTTATCTTCTGCAAAGTACAATAACCCAGTTTCACCAACTGTTATAGGATTTTCGTTAAAACTTTGTCCTACTGGAGCAAGATAATCAAATTTAACAAGTGGAGGATTAGGCAGTAGAGGAGTTCCAAAAATAGCGGATTGACGTGTATTTTGCGGGACACTGTCCCCATACGGCCATATCGTGGGTTGGGATAGTGGAAACGCAATTACATCAATCGCCCAATTTGTAATATTTGCAACACCAAAATTATACGTCGTGATCGATATACGATTTACTGTTGTCCCGTAATCCCAGCAGACCATTCCAAAAGGAGCAACATTATCGTAATTAACAGCATCGTCTAAATGAAGCGTAATAAGAATATTACTTAATGTTAAATTAATATCCAAAAACTCAAAAACGGTTTTTTGTAAAGTCTGTCCCGCTGTCATGACGGGCACACCACCAGATGCAGTTAATGTACGTCTCTCACATTTAAAATTTTGAACGTCGTAGTACGGAGCAGATGGAGGCACGAATGGAAGCGTAATAAAATCTTCTGGATACGAGACGGGTTGATAGTATAAACCGTAATTAGACATTATATAAATAAGGCGACATTTTATTTATATAATTTTGTACTTTTGACTAAACTAAATCTTTAAAGGTACTTGTGGAGCCTTGAATGCATCTTGACATGTGCCCCACCAGATGAGCCACCCATCCCAACTAATCCCGCATCGCTTCTAATTCCACTTGTTAGATGCTTTGACGAAATCATCGGCATTCGTTTAACGGCAGACGCCATACTGTGAGCCATTTTTCCACCAACCATGCGTCTATACACGGCTTGTTCGACGGGACGAACATCTCGCTTTTCTTTAGCGTCCAGAACCATCTGTTTAGTCAAAAGACCAGTGTAGATGTTGGAAGATCCAGAGACAGTAGTAAAGACACCAGAGTTGCAACACACCACAACAATTTCGGGTTGGAATGTAGCATTGTAGTTGTTCTTAAGAGTGATGTTGAACTGGAACAAGTACTGACCGATAGAACCAGAACTCAAGTAATCAGCAAGTGAGAGGTTCTGTGATGGGGACAGAATGAGGATAGAACCAGTAGTAGGCACCAACAGACCAGTTCCAGTTCCAGCAATAGATGTAGTCGTAGCAAGACCCGAAAACTCAACCCACGACTGGGTAGAACCGTTGGCGACTGAAATACGCCACAAGTCCGCTTGAGTGGCGGAAGCCAAGAGACCAGACGCATTGTTGAAATTGCAACTAATCTGGTTAATCTGTAAGAAACTCGCACTGTCCTTAATAGTCTGTGAAGACATTGGTTTTCTTGCGTAAATCATGAAGTAATCTGGGATTTGATTTAACTGGATATTCTGGGAACTAATAGTAGCAATTGCATCGGGTACAAGAGCGGGGTTATTAGTCGAGAGAGACAAATAACGGGGGAACTCTTGGTAAGGCAACACATTACGCACTGGGATTAAGTCGCTTGGTTGAGTGGAGAGGAAGTTAAACAACAATCTTGTTCCAACGAAAGGTTGCACTTGGCCGACTGGAACAGCACCAGTAATAGCGGGGCAACCAAGAGAAGGCACGACAACCCAGTTATTAGCAGTAGAAAAGGCACGTTTGACTGTGCTGTCAATATTAGCAACAAAGTTCATGGTATTAATTCCGCTAAAGCCTTGCATGTTGTAGCACGGGTCGCCAAAGATAATAGGAGACAAGAACAAAGGTTCAGTCAAAGAGGCCGTCACGCAAACAACCCAACGCTCACCCGCACTGCCGAGTGCGATAGTAGATTGATCCACGTAATTTGCACCACCCGCAGTAGTGTATCTATACACTCGAACTTCGGCGGGGAATGCACCACGTGGGGACTGATCTACATCGTAAGAAGCAGTACTATAATTTGCTAAAGGGTTGTTATTAGCACCCACACCATCGGCAAAGTCAAGGTAGGCTTGGTCGGGCAAAGCGGGGGTCATGCCGTTATAGCGGAACAACTCCCGACTATCGTTAAGACGCAATAGAGGGTCTATAACATCTTGTAAATTGACAGACACGTTGCAGTTATTAATAGTAGCCGTAAGAGTAGTCATGAGTTTTGCTAAAGGGAAGGATTGGAAGGCATCAGTACTTCCGTAGTCAAAGGCAGATGCACCAAGAGTTACACCAGAAATAGCAAATGATAATGACAGCGTAGATTGCAGTAAAATCTCACGAGCAATTACGATACTCTCACTCGGGATTTGACAATTGAAAACCATATTAGAAGCGGTTGCGGTAATTGCTTGGTACTGTTGGTAGGTAACATTGGAACCTCCAGATTGTACGGCATATGAAAGTTCGTCAGTAATTCCAAGTCGGCTATCACGGATAAGGACGGTACGAAAATCAGCAGACATTATATAAATATGCAAATATAAAAAAACTTTAAGAATGTTTATATTTATTTTAAAAATGGGGACAAATGCAAATGCCCTAAACCTTAATGCGAAATCGTCCCCTTTTTAGTAAAGAGGCATTTTATCGAACATGATCCACCGCTATTCAGTTGCATTGGGTAGAACTCGCCTAATTTAGACTTCCAGAATACGTTAATATCAATCAGCGAAATAGGAGAATTTCCGTAAAGATCTATTAATCTTAACTGTGTTGGCGTATAAATAATATTCGGTTTATACTGTCCCCCATCGGCGATAAAATCCGTAATAATCTGGGCGAAATTAGCATTATTGCCGTCATTAGCATACACTATTCCACCTTCCGCAAATATGAGAGGAGCCGACAACTGATTAGGTACTATTGGAAGAGTTGCAGAAGTAAAAACAATACTCGATATGGGCGTCCATGACGAAATAGTACTATACTCTTGAAACACGGTTGTTGCTACATACTGCGATGCAACGGGAGCCGAAGTTGGGAGATAAATAGTTTGGGTTCCATTGAAATTTCCTATAGTAAGTAAAAAGTTCCGTCCAAGTGTAACACCTTGAGCC